CAAAGAAAAATGGAAGAAATTAAACGTAAAAATGCTATTGAAGCTAACAAGAAAAAAGCGATTGAAGAAAAAAGAAAGATGGAGGAAATTAAACGTAAAGCTATTATTGAAGCTAATAAGAAACGTGAAGAAGAAAAACGTAAAGCTATTATTGAAGCAAAAGAAAAAGAGTTAAAACAAATAAAAGAAGATGAAAGAAAAAAGGCTGAAAAATTAGCTGCAATCGCTAAAAGAAAAAAAGAATTGTTAGATATAAAAAAGAAAGCTATCGAAAAAGAACAAAAAGAAAAGGAAGAAGAAAATAAAAAATCTTCCGTATTAGAATCTAAAATAGAATCAATTAAAAAAGAAAAAAATGATATCAAACAAAAAGCTATAAAAGATAATAATTTAGATAAAACACAAGATAAAAAAGGTATTGATAAAATGACAACAGAAATTCAAGAAATAAAAGAAGAGAAAGAAAAAATTAAAAAACAAGCTATTATTAAAAATAAAGAAGATATTACTCAAGAAGAGAAAAGTATAGATAAATTAGAAGATAAAATAGCTTTTAACAAAGATGAAGTTAAAAAAATTAACAAGGATGCTAAAGAAAAATTAAAACAAGATGAAAAAGAAGAGAAAGAGAGTGTAGTAGTAATGAAAACTAAAATAAATGATAATAAAGAAGAAGTTGATAAAATGAAAAAAGAAATAGCTGATAAATTAAAAGAAGAAAAAGAAAGGAAAAAAATAGATATTAAAAATAAATTAATAGCTGATAGATTTTATCAAAGTAACTTACAAAAGAAATTTTTTAATTATTTTGTAAAAAATAAAGAATTACGTAAAAATAAAATTAAAATTAAAAAGAAGAGAAATAAGAGAAGGAATTTAGTTAATGATAAAAGTGTCTTTTTAAAGAATAATGTATCTAGTTCAGATAATATAAATTCATCAGATACTAATAGTAAAACCATAACATCATCTTCAGATACAACACAATCTATTAAAAAATTTAAGAATAAAGGTGTTGAAAAAATTAAAATTAAATCAAAAAGGGCTAGAAGAAGGAAAAAGACCTTATCAAAAAATAAATGAATACCTTAAACTTATTAATCTAACTAGTTATACTTAAATAAAAAGACAATGGTTTAATTTTATTAATATTTAATTGAGTTTTTACCTTGTCTAAAATAATTGTTGAATTTTTTTTATTTTCTGTATTAGATAGCCATCCAAAAAAATATCTTGTTTGTTGGTACCCGTCTTTAAATGACGGACAATTACAAATTCTATTTCCATTAACTTCTAAATTAAATATATGAAGACCTTTATTTAAAAATAAATAGTCGTAATGAGAAACTTTCTTACTATTAAAAGTTATAACAGGGTTATTATTATGATATAATATAATTGTTCCTTGATGTGATAATACTACATTAATTACATAATTAAATATATGTTTATTATTTGAATTATATTTAATATTACCAATTATAGTTGGTTTTGTTATAATATAATCTTTTAAAATATTAGTACCAAAATAATATTTATTTGTGTTAAAATAACTAGTTGTATAATTTAATTTATTATCTAAATTATGAAATCCAGGGTAAGCAAAATAGTTGGAATTAATTGTTTCCCTAAGTTTTTTTCTATTGATACTAATAGTTTGAGCTGTTTTATATTTATATAATGTTACATCAGATATTGCTGAAATTATCATTTGAAAAAATATTAATAATTTTAAAATCATTATTATTAATATATTCTATTATTTAAGCATTAATAAAACAGTTAAAGGCTATTAACTTATTATATATTATGGAAAAATTAATTTCAAAAAAAACTAAATTAAAAGCTAAAATATCTAAAATGAAAAAAAAAATTTTTAAATTGGAGAATAAATTATATATAATTGAAAAAGAACAAAGTCAATGTTCATACGTAGATCTTTTAGAACAATTAACACTTAGTGATCAACAAAAACAAGTTGTTTTTTCAGAAGACCCTAATATTTTAGTTATTGCTTGTCCTGGTTCAGGAAAAACTCATACACTTATCAGTAGGTACATTTATCTCATTTCACAAAATAAAATCTCAAATGAAGAAACAATATTAATTACATTTACTAAAAAATCTGGAATGGAAATGGAAGAAAGATTATCACGATTAGTTCCTCTTAGTATGCCCAGTTATGTAGGTAGTTTACATGGATTTTGTTTTAGAATATTACAAAAATACAATAACATAAATTATATTGTTTTAGATGAAAAAGATAGTAGAGCATTATTACGTGAAATAATAGATAATGATAATATAATAGAAGATGAAGTTAAATCTATAATTAGAAGTAAAATAATTTATATTGTTGATCATGCTTCAACTAATTATCCTTTTAATCTTAGAAAATCTTGTGATTTTTTTGGTATGAAACAATATAGTAAGGCTATTACAATGTATTATAAAGAATATGCTAGGAAAAAGAAACAAATGAAATTATTAGACTTCACTGACCTTATGGTATTATTTTGTGATTTTCTTAAAACAAAAAAAGCTAATGATTTTTTAAAAGAAATAAAATATATATTTTTTGATGAATATCAAGATGTTAATCCTATTCAAAATTATATTTTAAAACAATTTAAAGAAGCTAAAACAATGGTTGTTGGTGATGATGCTCAAGCTATTTATAAATTTAGAGGTAGTGATGTTAAATACATTTGGAATTTTACTAAAGATTTTGATAAAGCTAAACAATTCATGTTAGAAACAAATTATCGTTCAACGGGAGAAATTATTAATTTTTGTCAAGCAATAATAGCTAATAATACCAAACAGTTTAAAAAAGAAGTTCAACCATTTACAAAAGATAAATGTCTTAAACCTAAAATAATAGCATTTGCTTCTGATAAAGACCAATATTTGTGGGTTGTTAAAGATATAAAGGAAAAGATTTCTCAAGGAGTCAAATTAAAGAATATGGTGATTCTTGCTAGAAAAAATCAATGCCTTAACAGAATTGAATTAGACCTAATTGGTAATAATATTAATGTAGTAAAAAGTTTAGGAGTATCCTTGCTTAATAGAACTCATGTTAAAGATTTTTTAGCTTTTCTTACAATTATAGTTAATGATAAGAGTTTTATCCATTGGAAAAGAGTATTAGCTTTACATAAGAAGATTGGGATGATAAGAGCAAATAAAATCATAGATATGGATTCCCCTATTATTGAATCAATAAATAAATTTATTATAGAAAATCAAAAACTTAAAATTGTACTAAATCCATTACTAGATTTTTTTGAAAATTTAAGGAAAATAGATGATAATAAGAAGAAAATTAAATTTGTAATTGAATATCTTGAAAACCTATGGATATTGAATAAAGAATATAAGATTGAAGAAAAAATATTAGATTTACAAAACCTTTCTAGTTATCTTAATAATACTACCATTAATGATTTTATAAATGATCTTTATCTTAATAAAGAAATAGAAGGTAATCTGGATAACTGTCTTTTTCTTTCAACAGTACATGGAGCTAAGGGTTTAGAATATGATTATACCTATATTATAGATTTTAATTGTAATATTTTTCCTTCTGTTAGACCAAAGTTTTATTTGGATGAATTTGATGAAATGGAAGAAGAGAGAAGGTTATTTTATGTTGCAGCATCTAGAGCTAAAACAAATCTTACTATAACTTATAGTTATGATTACAATCCCTCTAATTTTACTTGTGTATCACCATTTATCAGAGAAATTGATGATAGTTTGTATTCATCAATTAATTATGAAATGGCAGAAATTAAAAGAACAGGTATTGTAAGTAAAGATGTAAATAATTATCTTAGAATAAAAGGTTATCAAAGAATACAACAAATTTATAAACAATTAGAATACAAAGAAACTAATTTAGGATATTACTTGGATGTTGATGATAAATATCTTAAAGGTAGTAGAATAATAGGAAATTTTATGGATTATCTTGTTAGTAAAATAATTCATGTAAATTTCCCCAATATGGTTCAAAAATTTGATCTTCCTATAAAACATAAAGATTCTAGTTTTCCAAATCATATTTATCATAAATATATTGATAAACTGGAAGATTGGCGAAATAATTTAGATATGCTCTTTATGATTGCAACTTATCGAGAGAAAAATAAGGATACTTTAGAAATTTATAAAGATTTTCTCACTAGTTCTAAAGCTTATGATTATTACTTGTTATTAGAGAAAAAATTAGTAAAGTTTGTTAAAAGTTTGAAACCAAGTAAAATATTTTTGCATTATAATTTAACTTATGGTAGTGTTAGAGCTGAAGCTGATATAATGATTATTGGAAAGAATAAGAATTACATTATTGAAATTAAGGCAAGTAATTATATTATTTCAACATTGTCTAATATTACACAAACTATACTATACAGTTTCTTATTAGATAAAAGAGATATAGAAGTTAATGATATTTATTTACTAAATATTTTAGATGGTAGTTGTATAAATATATATCATACTAAGTTAAAAAAAATTAGTAAGATGGTTAAGAAATTAATTTATTAGAGTTTAGCTAAAAACTTATTATCTAGATATGTCTCTATCCTGTCAATATCATATACTTCATCAATTGGTGAAGTATGTATATGATTATTATTAACAAAATGAACATGTAATCTATAAAATCTAGGTGGATAATGAATAAAGGTATTGGATGAATCATTTATGATATTTTCTTTAATTAATTCTTTTCTTAAATCTTTAATATGCATTAAAATAATATGATTAGCATATTCTAATGATGGTATATTATGTTTATACCAAGCAGTATAATGAAATTTTTTTTTAGTATTTTTAATATCAATTAATAGTATAAAATTTTTATTTTCATAAATTATGGTTTCATTTTCTACTTTTTCTTGATTTAATAATTTAATTATATTAAGAGGAACTTGATACATTAATATATTTTATATAAAATATATTAATGTAAAAACTACAAGTATAAAATAATAAATATATGTTATTATATTTCAATATGAACTATATTGAGGCTATACATGGTCCATTTTAAAAATTCTTTAACTAAAAAATGTTCTTCATTTGTTAGGTCATAATTATTTATTAAAGAAATAATATTTGTATGTAAGGTTAACATATTTGTTGAATTAATAATTTTAATAATATCAATATCTAATAACATATTAATAGGATATTCTAAATTAAATTTACTTCCATTTGAACACAATATAATAATTTTTGTTACTTTTTCTACTGTAGAAAAACTAATTATTTTAAAATACATTTACTATAAATTAGATTATATTTTTTACACAATAGCTTTTTTTTTATATCTTATAAATAAATGGGCTATATGTTACATATGAAGCCATCATTAATAAATAATAGGGATTGGGATGCTAATAAATTTTTTGGAACTAAATCTTACCCAAAAACATTAGACTTGAGGAATAATTTACCTCCTATCAGAGATCAAGGAGATCAAGGTTCTTGTGCAGCTCAATCTGCTGCTTGTATGAAAGAATTTCAAGAAAAATTAGATAATAACATAACTGAACATTTTTCCCCCCAATTTGTTTATGATAATAGGTATAATAATAAATCACTGGGAATGACATGTAGAGATGTAATGGATATTCTTTCGAAAAAAGGCTGTCCTCTTGAAAAAGATTATCCCTATAATTATATATCTAATCCTGCTGATATAGATCCAATTATATTCGAAGAAGCTAAAAAATTTAAAATAAAGAGTTATGCAAGAGTCCACTCAATTGAGGACCTTAAAAAATCTTTAGCTAATAATGGACCATGTTTGATTTCTTTTCCTGTATATAATTATGGAGATAAGATTTGGACACCTAAATATAAAACACAAGCAATGCGAGGTGGTCATGCAATGACAGTTGTAGGATACGATAAAGACAGTTTTATTATTAGAAATAGTTGGGGTATAGAATGGGGTGATGAAGGATATACTTATTATCCATATACTGATTGGGGAATGCATTTTGATTGTTGGACTACTGTTGATGAAAAATATAAAATTCCAGAAACTATATACGATGATTCTGAAAATAATTTAGATGTTGATGAAGATAAATCAGATAATTATGAATCATCGGTTGACACTTCAGATGACGGTTATACATCAGATTACGAATCATCTACTGATACTTCTAGTAAGGAAGAGGATGAAAAATTACCAGATGAAAAAAACAATAAAACTATTTTTGATTGCATTAAAGCTTTTTTAAAAATTAAATAGTATTAGAATTAATTTCAGTTAATTCTATCATAACATTTTTTTTCTTAAAACATATCTTTTTACATAAGTAAATAATATTATTTATAAGATTCATTACCATATTTTTTAAGGGTATTTTAACTTTACCTCTAAAATATATTAATCCAATAAAATTTGCAACTACATGACTACTAGGAAGAATTATAGTTTTCCATTCTATTTTAGGTGTTATAATCATATGATGCATCAACATATCTATTCCTAAATAATATTGTAAAAATACTATAATTGGCATTATGATATTAAAAATAATTAATATAATTTTGGTTCTCCTTTTTTTTATATAATCTGTATTAAATAAATTTATCATTTTGTAAAAATAAACATTTATGTGAGTAGTAAGAATTGTTATATATGTTGCTAAAAATAATAACTTTACCCCTCTCCAAATAAATCGATTATTAAAAGCTTGTAGGAAAGAACAGACTAGAGTTATAATTAATGTTAAAACAAAAGATACAATAAATGGAATGCTATCAATTGAAGTATATTCAAATCTTCTATATACTTTTGTAAAAAAAAATAACATAATATAAAGTATTGAAAGTGATACCCATGCAGATAGGTTTGAAAGTAAAACATCTCCTATGTAAGGCATCCATCCACCATATCCAAATGGGTCTAAAAATTGGAAAAATAATAATAGAAAACTTACAAATATTCCTAAAATAAGCTTTTGTTTAACTCTAAAAATCCTTTCATTTTCTATATAGGTATAGATACAAATCAATAAACTAGAAATCATCCCTATTATATTTAATACTGTAAATACAATTCTTATACTGTCATATGATTGCTGATTATACTTTGAATAAAGTATACACGTATTATTATTTTTATAATATGGAAAATCACACATTAATATATATATATAAATGATAAATATTAATGTATTTTTAAACTACCATAAATTTCCTAAAAAATCAATATTATCTTGTTTTTCTTTTAAAATTATTTCTAATTTTTCTTTATTATATTCTAAAATGTAAGATGATTTATAATTTGTAATTATATTAAATGAAAATTTTTCTAAATAGTTCAAGTCTAACTTTTCTGAATCTAACATGATTGAATCAGAACCTTGATTTATAAAATATGTTTTCTCCTCATTCTTTCTATCAATTATACAAAAAATTATATTATTTTTCAAAGAGATATAATTATTTTCTAATAATGACAATACTATATCATCTATAAGTGAATTAGCATACGATTCATTCATTTTATCTATAGTTGATACTATTAAAATATTTGGTTGAAAAGTAGGATTTTTAAAAATATAAAAACTTAACATTTATAAAAATTTAGAAAAAGATTATTCTAAAACGACGAGAAAATTATTATACCCTGATTGACTTTTTGACTTTATACCTAGATATTTATCTCCTCCTATATTATAAATATAAATATAAGCAAAAGTTGTAATCTTGTTATATTCTTTAACCCAATCATTTGTAGCTTTTATAATAACTTCTAAAATATTATTATTAAATTCATATATTAAAACATACTCACCTATATTATTATTAAAATATTTTTTAACAGCTTGTTTTATATTATTAAGATTTTTTTTGCTTTTTTGGAAAGACATATCTAATTGTAAACTAGAATCATTATCTATACTTTTATATGTTTTTAAAATAAAGTTCATGATATTGTAATTAATTATATATATATATATATATATATATTATCCTAACCTCCACTCATGACCACATTCTTTGCATTCAATAAATATAGTAGCAGGTTCATCTCCTCTCCTAGTTTGTTTTTCTTCAGAAATTGCTTTTCTGGCTCCACATTTCGGACATTTATAAGCAGATGTAGTCTTTTTATTATTCTTTTTATCTTCTTCTTTATTTTTCTTTTTTATAATTTTATCGTATTTTTCTGGATGTAATTGTTCGACTTTTAAAAAAGCTATTTCTTCTGGAGAAAAAATTTTATTTTTTATTTTTTTAATTAACATTTTTGATTCCCCAAATTGAATTATTAATTCTTCTGATTTAGTATTATAAATTTGTTCAAATAAGAAGGGTGTTTCATTATCCATAGCATAACTCATACTAAATTGATAAATAGATTCCTCGATTTGTTTTGAAGTCTTTTTATCAAAAAATTTAGAAATATCTTTTATAATTTTATTTCTAATTTTTTTATCAATTTCCATTATATATATATTACTTATATTATTAATTCTTATCAATTTTTTTATTACTTTACATAGTATTGTAATAAAAAAAAGGAAAATATAAAATTCTTGCAAAGAATTTTATTATTATTTTCAATTTTTTATGTAATATTGTAATAAATTAAACTGTTAAACTATTAAATTGTTTATTAATATCAATAGCCTTACCTATAATCAAAACTTCTTTAGTTTTAGCTCCTGGATTTTTAGAGTTAATAGCTCGTTTAACTTCTAATTCTTTAATAGTAAACTTTTTAAAAGTAGTTGTAACAAGGTCTACTTTGGCGTTACTCATTACAAAACTAATATTATTTGTAGTAAGATTTTTTGTCATTTTAAATAGCTTATTATGATTTTCCAAACTAAAATCTTTGCTAGTATATTTTGTAAATGATTTTGAATTTTCAGGTACATAAGGAGGATCCATGTAGACAAAATCTTTTTCTTTTACACTCATGATTGACTCTTCAAAATCAGCAACTTTAAACTCTACCTCTTTTATCAATCTACTTATACTATACATTTGTTCCTCATTATAAATTTTAGGATTTTTATAATGTCCAAAAGGTACATTGAATCCATTTGGTCCAGTACGATATAATCCTCTAAATCCAGTTTTATTTAGAAAAATAAGATAACTAGCAATTTTAATATTGCTTGGTTTATCTTTTTTAATTTCTTTATTATAACAATTTCTAATATAATAATAGTAGCTTTCTTTACTCTTTTTTGCATCAGCTAGTTTGGTAGCATTTCTATCACCTTTCATTGTAGAAATATCATGATATTCTTTAGTTAGTTTTGCTAAAGCTTTCACTAATTTTTTTGATTTTTTTTGTAGAACTATATACGTAGTAATCAGACTATTATTAAGATCACATGCATTTATTTTCCCTGTTAGGGTTATTTCCTTATTTTCTATTTTTTGAAGTAATCCTAATAACACACTTCCTCCTCCTAAAAATATTTCATGATAATTATTAATATTTTTTGGAAAAGAATTTAACACTGTGTTTATAATTTGATTTTTTCCACCAACCCACTTTAGAAATGGTCCCGGATTTAGAGAAAATGTATTTGTTTTATCTTTAGTTTTATTCATATTAATAATATGAGCATTATTCTTTAGATCAATTTCAGTCCTGATAGCATCAGATATTAGTTTAAAATTAATAATCTTATTCTCAAATTTTAACATTGCTAGTTTTATCAGGTCTGAACTTCTAATATAATTAATATGAAAATCATGATAATATAAATTCATTAATTTAATATCATTCTTATGTAACTTATTCATTGGATTAAGATTAAATAGGTCAAATTTATCTACTGCTTCCTTTTCTTGATAACCAACTAAAATTATATATAAAGGCATTTTATATTTTAAATACACTTTACTATATTTTTTTGGAGTTCCTAATATTTTTTCTCCAGCGGTTCCCGTTGTAAGATAAGTCCTGCATTTCACTTCAAAAAAGTTTTTAAAATTAGGTTGATTAGATTGCAAATCTAATCTTATATGTAACTCTCTATCATTCTTACAATTAGTTACATTAGTATCAAAAACATAACTTAATAATTCTTTGACAAATTCTTCAGAAATTTTAGTTGACCAATTAGAAGGAGGACTTTTAACTTTACAGATATCTTGATATATTTTGGTTCCAAAAGCTTTTTCTTCTATAAGGTCCTTAAAATCCATATTACCAAGAAAGTAATTTATTAACTCTTTATTTCCTAGATATTTATATTTGTTATTTTTAACCGTAAAATTATCTATTAAGTTACTAGTAACATCAAATTTTATTATCTTATTATAATAATGCTTTGATTTTAACCACTTGTTAGCTAAGGTTTTAAACATTAATATTAATATTAATATTAATAATAAATGTCAATTTTTTGAATAAAATAATCTAGCTACTTTCTATCCATCAATCTATTAGTAATTTTTAAAATATGGTCAGGAATAGGAGTAATAATATTTAATCCCATTTTTTTTAAATCATGATAATTAAAATTCATTCCATGAGATAATTTAGTATCAAACATTTGTTGAATAATTTTTTTCTTATTTGGATTATCTTTTAAAATTCTTCTAAGAATATAAGTATCTGTTTGGTAGATAGCTTCTGCATCTTTTCTAATCAATTCAGAAAATCTTTCTTTGAACTCTCCTTTAGATTTCATTTTTCTAAGATGTTTAACAGAAAATGTTTCACTATCTTCCATTTCATATTCTATTTGAGTATCTACCGGTGAAGCACACGAATACCAATTCATATATATATTATCTGCTGCTAACATCATCATACTACCTGAACTCATTGCGTAAGATGGAATATAGGCATTAACCTGATGTTCATACCCAGAATCTTTCAATTGACTAATCATATATGATACCAGGTCAGGATTATCTGATTCTCCTCCTTCTGTAATTATTATCAAATGTAGGTCCATTTCAAAAGATATATTTCTAAAAAACTTAAATACTTCTTCTGAATTTTCGAAATTTACAACGTCCTTAAATTTTGTATATTTTATCTCGTTAGAAATTATAAAGATATTATCATCTTTTAGTTTATTATTAAATGTAGTAGTGACACGTTTCTTTTTAAAAATAAAATATAATAATATTCCTAAAACTAAAAAGGGGTATATAGAATCTACTTCTACTTTATTCATTAAATTAAATATTAAGTGTATGGCTTTCATTTTTTTTAAGAACAACATTGATTGAGGGTAAATCCTCATATTCATCTGAAGATATAATCCATTCTTCTGTAATATTAAAAGCATCTTTCTTGAATTTATCAGAAATAATTTTAGAAAGCGACAAACTTGTATCACATTTTGTAAAATCACTATAAATAATCTTTGAACCGCTAAAAATCATGTTAACTTCAGTACCTAAAACCTCACTCCATTTTTCTAGGAATATTTTAAGTGAAATATCATCTGTTTGTTCGAACTTTACCCAAGCATTCATTTCTTTCTCCCCGATTTTTATTTTCTTTGAAGGCATTGGTTCACCACCAATAAAAGTATTAATTGCTAGATTGACAAAATAACTTTTATAATCTTCAATACTTTCCATTCCAGCAACATATTTAATCATTTCCAAAACAATTAAACCAGAAACTAGAGATGTAGTAGTAGCTACTGCTGGAATAATTTTTCCTGCAATTCCTTTAGTCTTGTTAAAGTCTGCAGGTAGAATACTATAATTTTCTGCTCTACAGTTACTACTAGCAGTTAGGAATCTAACATGATAATTAGTATCATCATCTTTTTCAAACACTTGATTGATATAATCTGTGTTAAAAACAAGGTTTTCACCTAGAGATGCTTCTGTATAACTAGATTCCATTTTTTTCATTTCTTCATCATTACTAGCGGCTTTCTTTTTTGAATCAACCATAAACTCGTCTATATTATATTCTGGAATCTTTTCAATAATCATTTCATCTGTAATATTACCTGTATCAAGCATACAGATATTACATAGAATTCTGGTCATACTAACTAGATAATCTACATGATAACTGTTATTCGTGTCAAAATCGAGAACAACTGGGCATTTTTTACCATGTGACCAAAATGGAGTTCCATCTTTATTAAGTTTATCTGATGGAAAACTATTCAAGAGTTGTTTGATAGAATGATTAAAATGTTTATACCATGTATTGTAAGAATATTCGGCGCAGGAAAACCAATTAGAAAATTTACTACCATAAAGATTAATATCCATAATAGCAGTGTTCTTTTCAATCCCAACAAGTGTATCAATGTAAGATGGATTTCCTAAATACATTTTAACATTTGTTGGACCACGATTCAACTCTTCAAAGTTATCTCTTGCCCAATGAATTGTATGTTGAATCATATTTGGAAAGTTTTTAATAGTACAGACTGGAAAATTGTCTTCATCTGGTGCATCTGTGCTATCTGAATAGGTTTCAGTAAGAAACGGAATAATTGGTTGAGTATTACCTTTCATTCCCATAGTACCACTTTCAAATAGTGGTAAATTATATTTAAAAGCAATACTATCTACATACTTTCTTGCAGACAGATTATCTAATGCATTAAAAATAATATCGGAACCTCTGAAAAAAGAATTAACAAAAGTTTCATCTTTAGGTGTAATTTTTTTCTCAAATGTTTCAATATTAATTTTATTATTAAACTCTTGTACCATTATTCCTGCAACTTTTGATTTAGAATTTCCAACATGATGTTGTCTAAAAAGAAATTGTCTGGAAAGATTAGATTTTTCAATGTGGTCAGGGTCTGTAACTCTAAAAACCCCTTCACTACCTGCTCCCAACATGACTAGATTTTTAAGTAATTCACAACCGATTGCTCCACAACCAACCATGTTATAATTCTTCTTTCGTATCATGTTATAAATCTCCGTATTAAACTCACCATCTTCAGTTATCTTTTCCAGACTAGAATCACTAAAAGTAAGAATCTGATTAATAGGAGTAAATTTATCAGAAGATAGTTTAATTACTTCATTACTGACCAAGCTTCCCACAATTGAAACAACAGGCATAACTTGAGGCTGAAGAAATTTGATAATATGTTGATATGAATCAATAACTTTTTGAGAAGATTCGTAATCAAAACCTTCAAATTTAGGACTATTAATTGATTCTTCAAAACTTTTGTAATCATTAAAAGTAACATATTCTTTAGTCTTCAAGATACTGCCATTAATAAATTTAATATTTTCTAAAAGTTCAACACTAAACTTATACATATTAATAACTTTAACCTTATACTTTTCTTTAAAGTCAAAAGGTTCTGCTAAACTCATATTTTCAAAGGTAATCATATCACCATAAGATAAATCATGTTTGGTAATTGTCTCAACAACAGTCCTATCATCTACCATACTAATAGATTTAATATTATGAGATACAATATTCTCTCCATTAATATCATTAGTAGTATGCTCTTTGGGGTTAACGAAAACAAATCCGTTAACTCCAGTACAATAACCTATGATTAGTTTTCCCTTAAAAGTTTTTTCAAAATTATAAACTATTTCATAAGGTTGATTAAGCAGAACCATATGATCTAATTCATTTATATTTTCTTTATTACCTTTATAAATAATAGTAGTTGGATTTAACTCGTTAATTTTTTCTTTAAGAGAATCGAACCGACTGTTCGATTTATCTGTAGGTTTATAATAAAAACCATATTTAATATCATCACTATCTACTGAATATTTATCATATAGATAGAAATTTCTAAATCCACTAATAGCTAGGTTTTTTAGAACCTCGCTAGCAAAGGATTGTCCTAAGCCCATTACTCCTACTTTTGCAGTAGAAAATTTGTTAATAGACTTGGAGCCATAAGTACGATTCTGACGATCGTAAAATTCATTATCAATAGTAAAACTAGACATTGTATAATAGGTATATTTATGATATATTATCAATTTTTTTTGCTTTCGTAAAAGCTAAAAAAGATAATAAATAAAAATATTCGCAAAGCGAATCTATTACGATTCATTTTTTTTACATTTATCAATTTTTTTATTATAAAAAAAAGTATTCGTAAATGAATTAAAAACGGTCCTCAAAAATGTATCTAAGATGGTCAGCATACTCAAGACTGTCAAAACTATTATCAGACCAATTATCAGACCAACAATTACAATTACACCAACATAAATAATTACCCAAAAAATCATAATTGCTTGCACCACAAAGAATACAACACCTAGGAAAATAATAATTCATCTCGTCCGAATTCATCTCGTCCGAATAGTTAGGATTATAGTTAAAGAATATATTATCGACTTTACCATCTCTTTCTTTTTGCCTTTTTCTCATCTTTTTCCTCTTTTTCATAATATTACTAGCCCATTTATTTTTTCTTTTTGATTTTTTTAATTTTTTTGATTTTTTTAATTTTTTTAATTTTTTTATGTATTTTTCATCCTCTCTGATGATTTTATTATTTCCACTCTTTTTTATATAATTTAAAGATTCTTCAGTTTTATCTAAAAGTAAAGGTTCCAATAAATGTGAAGAACTATATTTTTCTTGTGTATCAGACATGACTAATTTTTTACAGTATATATACTGTAAAAATATATTCTTTTGTGGTTTAACATTTTTAAGGTATCTTACTCTCAATCTACATTGAGGAGTATAACACTTTCGTTTAACAATATCTACATAGGGAATACTAGTATAATCCCAAAATGAAAAAATACCTATTTTCCAAAAATGATTTCTTTTTCTTATTTCTAAATAAGAAAAAATCTTAATCCATAAATGAGAATACAACAAGTATTTATTATTGGGTCTAGTCCTGCTCATAGTATGTTTTTTTACTATGAGAATTGTAGATGATTCTTTAATCTCATTCATGTCAGAAGAAAGGTGAGCTAAATCTCTCACACATGTTAATTTAATTTTTTTTTTATTATCTGCTTTTTCTTAAAAGTATTTAATGGCCAAAGCCGTATCAAATTGAAAACTCTGTCAATTTTATTACTATCCTATAGTCTAAAAAAATTAAACATTTGAATCATGTTATCTAAATTAATTTCAATTTTTTTTACAGTAATTCTTACTAAAAATGTGGAAATTTATAAAAAATATAAAAATATATTTATAAACTTTTATATCAAATTATTATAATGTTAAATACTTTTAGTATTAATATAATAAATACCTATAATATTACACCATATCCCCAAGAGTTTTTAAAATTAAATGCACCTAATGATATTATAATGTGGGAGTTGATTGGAGATGATTCTGAAAATTTTATAATTAATAATGATAATATATTATCTTATTTACATTTAGATGAATATAATAAAATGAATTATTTTTTTCAGGTTAAAGCAACTGATAATAATAATAATTATTCTATAACTACTATTAAAATTAATATAACATCATTAGAAGATCTTTTACTTGAATTACCATTAAAAGGGAATAATGTTTTTTATTTTAATTTTAATATGCTAGATAATTTAGTTAATTTATCTTATCAATATCCTGATATATTATTAGAAATTAAAGGAAGTGATAAAAATATCTTTACTATTGAAAATAATAAATTAAAATTTATATTATTACCTACATTAGTAGACCTAAATCTGAATCCAACTTATAATATTACATTAGAAGCTAGTGCTGCTAATTATAATTTAAGTTTGAGCATTACTCTATCATATATGAATGTAAATAATTTATCAGATAATATTTTAACCCTTCCAAAAAATATTAATACTATTATGGAAAATCAATTACAAGCTATAAAATTAGTTTCAGATAGTAATATATTAATAGAAGGTGATGATAAGAACAGGTTTTACATAGAAGATAATATAATAAATCTTTTAGAAAGACCTAATTATGAAAAACCAATAGATGATAATAAAGATAATAGTTATCATATTATAATTAAAGCAATTGATGATAAAGAATCTAAAATAAATGTTATAATATTTATTGATAATATCATAAATGAACCAAATGAATTAACTATACCTAATTACAATTTAGGAGTTTATCAAACACAAAGTGATATTGTTAAAATTAAAACAGAAGCACCTTATAATATTACTATCGTTGGTGATGATGTTAATTATTTTAATATTACATCAGATAATGTATTAAAATTAAATAATAGTTATTATAATTCTAATCCAGGAAGTAATAATATTAAAAATATAATGTTAGAATTTGAGGGAAATTTAATTTTAGTAGCAAGATTAAATATAAAGGTAGAAATAATATTAGTAGATGATGAATTACCAATTATTACTAATATAGACAATAGTATTATCAATACACCCGAGAATGAAAAAAGAGTATTTTCATTCAAACCAAATAAACAAGTTTCTTGGTATTTAGATGGTATAGATAGAGATTTATTTAATATTGCTGGAGGTGAATTAAGTTTTAAAATTATACCAGATTATGAAAATATTATAAAGAGAGTTTTTGATGTATCTGTTGGTATAATAGATCAATATTTTCAATCTAAAGTATACCCCTTAACTATAAATTTATTAGATGCAGATGAAACTATTCCTGAAATTATATTAGAAAAAGAATATTTTAAGATATATGAGAATGAGACCTTTATAACTAAATTAATTTCTAATAGACATGTAGTTTGGAGTTTTGAAACAGATGATTATATAAATTTAAAATTTTATTTTGGATTATTAGAATTAAAGGAACCTATTACATTTAATAAACGAGACATTAGTAAAAATATATTTCAAATTAAGATTATGGTTAAAAACAAGTACATGTTAACAAATAGTAGAATTATTATTGTTGAAATCCTACCATTAAAAACAATGCTTTCATTTGGAGATCCACATATTATTACACTAAATAATGAATTATACGAATTACCAAAAAAAGTAGCGTGTTACCGTATGATTCAAGGTCCGAAATTATTTATAAATATTAAAACAAGAAAATTATATCCTAATGAAAAAATTATAATTTCAAAATTAGGAAAACATTTAGTTAATGATGGAGTTTTTTATCACAAAATTTATATTTATTCTGAAAATTATGAGTTCATATATGATTTTGATTCTACTGCATATACTACTAATAATAATAATTATTTTAAATTTATAGATAAAAAAATAAAATTTAAAAATAAATCTAATGGAAGTTTTACAATAGAAATTATCAAAAGTAAAAATCCTCAAAATAAACATAATTTTAAATTAAGTCTAAAAGGTAAATCTAGTAATTTAGATGGGTTATTAATTACGGAATATTATGCACCTAGTATGTCTCTACTAGGATTAAAGGATACTACAAAAAAGAAAGGTTCTTTTACATATAACCCCGTTTTTTCTAAATTAATTAATTAGATTTTTTTCCATTTTCTTTATTTTCTGAAAATTTTTTCATTTTATAATAAAAATCATCTTTTCTATTGAAATAGTCACTTATTGTTTTTCCCATAATACTAGAAAAATTAAAAAGAAAAATAACATATGCTATTTGATACATAGTAGAATTTAGTATATTAGGAAAATATTCTTTTACAATAGAATTAATGGTGTATCCAAAAATAAAGTTTATCGTAAAAATTAAAACTAGTTGTGTAATTGCTGACATTATATATTAATATAATATAGTAATCTATAATATTATCAAATTTTTCTATATTATCTTATAACTTGATTAAGTTGTTCAAACCCTTCTTTCTTAACTACTACAACATCTTCTATTCTAACACCACCTACATGGTAGTAATCTATAATATTATTAAAATATTTAATATTATCATCCAATAATTCTCTTATAAAATAAATTCCTGGTTCAATTGTAATAACCATGTTTTCTTTTAATATAACACCTTTATTGTTATTACTACGATAATTATATAAAGAACCACCTACATCATGAACATCTAGCCCAATATGATGTCCTAATCCATGAGGCATTAGTAATCTTGCAATATCTAAATTTGTCATATTATCTTTTTTTTGGTTATCAGTATTTATTAATCCATTTTTATTCATTTCATCATAAATAATATTCAAAGCCAATCTATATAAAGTTTTGAAATCTACACCCTCTTTAATATTATTTTTGCAAGTAATGTTACAATTTATTACTATTTTATAAATCATACTTTGATATTTATCAAAACTAGTAGCGGGAAATGTAGTAGTAATATCAGATGCATAATTAAAATATTCACATCCTGCATCAATAAGAATTGTATCACCTGATTTAATATATCTTTTTCCTTCACAATAATGTAATATACTACTATTTATACCACTTCCTACAATTGAAGGATACGCTAAATTATTAACATTATCGAAGTTATGAGTATGATATTTAAAATAATTCATAATTTTTTTTTCTTTATTTTTTATAAAAGTTTCCTTATTATAAATTATTCTATTATGGATCAATGAAGAAATTCTACAAGCTTCTCTCATTAATAAAATTTCATTATCATTTTTAATTACCCTTAATTTTTCTATTGAATCTATTAACTCCTTATTACAAATAAATTTAAATTCGTCAAGTTTATCCACTGTAGTAACATCATCAAATTTATAAATTTCTTTTATATTATTGATATCTGGAATATATCCATTCCATACAGCGTGTGATTTATCGTAAACAGGAGTTACTAGAACAATATTTTTACGATAACAATTAATTATTATTCCATAATCAGGTAGATCTATACCTGTAAGCCAAAAAAAATTAGAATCTTGTCTAAAATTGATTTCTACATCACTAAATTCTCTAGTTTTTGTTTCCATCCCTTTAAAATAGTAATAATTATCATCATTTGTCATTTTTTGATATAATCTTTCACGGTTATTTAAAGTACTATTTAATAATATATCCATATACAACTATATAGAAATTTTTATTTAAACACTATTTAACTAAATAGATAATGGATTTATACTTTATTCTTAAACAAAACGATAAATATCATACATTAAAATCTACTTTCCATCCTGATGTATTACATATAGAACTAGAAGATACTATTACAGAAACTAATGATATCAATACCTTATCTAATAATAAGTTAGTAACATTAGAAGATATTGGTGATAATAATTATAATTTATTAAATATAGCAAACGCTCTAACTTTAAGAAATTTAAGGAAAAAAATTTTTAATAAAACCTATATACCAAAAACTATTGAAAAGAAAATAAACATTATGATTGATTGTTTTCTAAGAATGTATGAAATGGACTATATTAAATTTAATGATGAGAAAGAGACTAATGAGGATGATATTAAAAAAGAAGATGATATAGAAACAATTGATAATAATGATACTAAAAAAGAATACGGTAAAGAAACAATTGATGATTTAATAGAAACTAAAGATGTATCTAGTGAAACTGAAAAGAACAAACAAATAGAAATAGAAAATAATATTAAACCAAAAAAAAATGGATCTAGAGTTATGATGTTACTTGCAATTGGTTTTATTGCTGGATTTTATACTAAAAAATATTTGATAAAATAACTAATCTTCTAATGTGTAGGTATCTACATTCACCATTAGTCCATTTGATTCAAGATTTATTTTCTGTGGTTTATTATCAAATTTAAGATAATTTCTAAGATAACCTGTTCCTGTTACAATATTAAAATTATAAAACGGAATGTAAGAATCTAATGTTAGGTCTAAATATTTTCCATTATCATAACCTATTGTAATGAAAGTTTTTCTAACCATCCTACCATTAATTCTTCTAATAAGGTTTCTACCACATGCTATTAACCCTCTAAAAAATATATAAATTCCCTTTTCGGTATTTATATTTTTATCAATCTTAAGGTACATATTATCTATAAAATTATGACTAGTCCAATATCCAAATAGTTTTAATTGTTCATAACTATCCATCTTATTACATTCTTTCATATTTCTGTCTTTAAGATATTGTCTAAATGTGCGTTTAACTTTAGTTTTCTTTAAAACTCTCTTTTCTGATTTATCATCTAATATAGGTATTAATTTATGTGTATAATATTTACTTTTACTCTTTTTTAGTTTATATGGCCCCTTTTCTAAACACAATCTTATACCAGCATTTTTTGCTTCATTATAATGAACCCATTTTTTATATGAAGAATGACAATGATTAAGAGTTGATAACCAGAAATCTACAGGATGATATACCTTCTGATAGGCTAAAGCCCAAACTAATTTAGCATAACTAATAGCATGACTCTTACAAAAACTATATTTTCGTAATTGTGATAATTTATTATGTATTGTTTCTTGTTTCTTATCACTGAATTGAGCTATAATTTTATTAAAATATGCTATTTTATTAAGTTTATGTTTGGAGTAAGCTTTTCTAAACATATCTGCATTTGATTCGTTACAATTAATAATATTTTTAATGTAATTAATTGCATCATCGTCATATATAATATAGTTTTCAATTTTACTTATTGATTTATTCATGTTAGCACTTATCATATCATTAAGAGCTCCTGATTTATTATCTCCAGCGGCAGCTGGTCTCACCATGGCAAGACAAAAAGCAACTTGTGATATATTTTTTGGTTGTATTACAGTCAATAGTTTTCTCATTGCTGGACTTTCTGAAAAAGTTAAACCAAGATTAAATCCATACTTAAATAACTTTGTTATCATTTTGTCAGTTTCTGGATAATCTTCTATCATTTTAAATTTCATATTACTGTCTATTAATTGAGCTAATCCTCTGTTAGATAAAATATCTATTTTAAATAATCCATTATCAGCAACTTGATCTTTATTAAACTTTATTTGATTAATAGTTTTACTATCTAGTCTAATATTATCTGGTATACCTGATGGATAATAAATTATTCCACCACAATGTAAACTATAACATCTAAATTCACCTAATAGTTGTTCATATTTTTTCTTAATTTCTTTTTTCCATTCAGGGAAATATTTTATTTTACATTTATTTTTCGGAACAAAAGTACTTTTACCATTCTTTTCTATCATAACTTCTCTAATAGCTTGTCTCATTGCAGATTTTTCTTTATAATATAAGTGATTAGAAATTCGTGCTATCATATTTGGATATTTTTTATGTAATCTACTAAAAACCTTTTCACGTACATTATAAGGAAAATCCATATCGACATCAGGCATAGTTTCCCTTTTGTCATTTAAAAATCTAGCAAAACAAATATCTTCTTTAACTGGATTAATATTTGTTATTCCAAGACAATAACAAATTAATGATGAACCTGCACTTCCTCTAATTATATGAGGAATATCATTTACTAAATCTAGTATATCCCTAACATTAATTAGATATTCTACAAAATTCTTTTTGATAATAAGGACCAGTTCTTGATGTAATCTATTTTTATAAACATCAGTTTTTGGTAATTTCCTAATAAATCGATTTATTAATTTCCTTGTCTCTGGATGAGCCATGGTTTCTTCATAAATCATTAATATTTTACAAAATTATTAGTATATTATTCAATATTTTTATTTAATTTGTTTAAATAATAGATATCAATATTGATAATGAGTTATATAACAAGATTTATCAGCATGATGGCCATGTTATTCATAATTTACCCTATATTACAATTAGGAAATTTTCTTTCGTGGAATCAAGTAAAAACCCTTTTAGATACGAACAATATTACTAGAATAAATATAATAGAAAGTGATTCACAAGCTTCTCTCAATATGAATTATTCCCATATTACTCAAAATCAGAACAGGCAAATAATTGATGATATTTTTAATTTTACTAGAGCTCAATGCAATGAGACTATTGTTTACAGTAATACAGTATATCAAACTAAATTTTCTAGACAAAAAAACTTTGAAGAGATGGTTGTAAAATATCTTAATCAATCTAATTTAAAACCAATAGATATATATTATAGTGAGTCTATTGTAAACGTAATTTATTCAGTTATGTATAATATAATCATGATAACTATGATTATGAATGTATTAAATTTTTCTGTAAGTAGATTAGCAAATGGAATGACAAAGAATCCAGGGAAATTAATTAAACCTGAAGATCTTGATGTTGACATTAAAAATGTTATTGGATTAAATGATACTAAAGAAGAAGTATTACAATACATCGATTATATGAAAAATAGAGAACAGTATTTAAAAATGGGTGTTGAAATACCTAGAGGATTATTATTTATAGGACCACCTGGTTGTGGAAAAACATATTTAGCTAAATGTATAGCAGCAGAAGCTAACGTTAATTTTATTTCTTTATCTGGTTCAGATTTCCATGAGATGTTTGTTGGTGTTGGTGCAGGTAGAATGAAAAGTTTATTCAGAGTAGCTAGAAAAAATAGCCCATCTATAGTTTTTATTGATGAAATAGATAGTCTAGGACAAAAAAGATCTAAAATGGTTAATAATAGCGAAAATAACTCGGTTCTAAATAAATTACTAGTAGAAATGGATGGGTTTGAAAATAATGATAATGTTTTGTTAATTGGTGCAACTAATAGACATGATACACTTGATGATGCGTTGATGCGTTCAGGTAGGTTTGATAGGAAGTTAGTTTTTGATAAACCTAATGTAGAGGAAAGAAGAGAATTGTTTGAATTATATCTAAAAGATAAAACATTAGCAGAAGAAATGAATGAAGATGATAAATTAAAAATTTTAGCAAGACTGACTGCGGGATTAACTGGTGCTGATATTAAAACTATTTGTAATCAAGGTGGTATTATATGTATTAGAGAAAAAGGAGATTGTATTAACTATAAACATCTTAATAAAGCAATAGATGAAATTATGGTAGGTAACGAGAAGAAAGAAAGGTTAATGTCAAAAGAAGAAAAAGAACGTGTTTCTTATCATGAAGCTGGTCATTGTCTTTTAGGTTCTCTTTTAAAACAATCAGAACCACCTATTAAGGTTTCTATCATACCAAGAGGAGTTGCAGCATTAGGTTATTCTATGCAACAACCTAATGATAAAAAGTTACAATTAAAAGAAGAATTATATGCAACAATAATGGTTCTTTTTGGAGGAAGAATTGCAGAAAGTTTAAAATATGGTACCGTATCAACAGGCGCGTATGACGACTATGAAAAAGCTACAATGTTAGCTAAAATGATTGTAACTAAATATTGTTTTGATAGTTATATTTCTATTAATTTACAACAATCTGGATATAATATGGAACATGTTAGTGAAGATCATAAAAATAAAATATATAACAATATTGAAATAATGTTATCAAGATTATATATGCAAGCAGAAACATTAATAAATAATAATATGGACTTGTTAGAAAAAATAGCACTAAAATTATTAGAACAGGAAGAAATTATAAAAGAAGAAATTGAAGAATTAGTAGGAGATAAAATGAATAGTGTAGATATTGGTGATATTTATTATAATAATAAAATTATTTTAGCCAATATTTAATAAATTCTTCCCAAGTAATTTTACCAGAATTATCTATATCTAAATCTCTAAATAGATCTTGTAATTCAGCTGGAGATAACTGATTATCGAGTGCACTAGCTAAGTTATTTAGTTCTTTTTTATTAATATATCCATCTTTATCTTTATCAAATTGATCAAAAATTTTCTTAATTTTAATAGTTTTTTCCATTAAAAATATAATATAAAACTATGTAAATCAATTTTTATAATATATTTAAAAAAATGTTTTACCTTCAATATATTTCAAGTATTTTTCCATACTTTTAATTGACATATCAAAGTCAAATTCAGGAATATTTTCGGTGGTTATTAAATTGTATTCATGATTCAATTTTTATAAGAAGAACTTTGTTCTTATTATAAAGTTAATAGATAATTATAGAGAAAGTATAACTTTCTCTATCACTCTATCAATTTAAATACCCTACTTTGTAATAGATAAAGATCTTTAAACTTTTTAACAGGTCTAAAACGGTCTCTTCCTACTAGAATTATTTTAGAATTTTCAAAAGATTGTACTGCACTACCCATAGCAATTTCTAATTGAACAATATTAATATCATCTACTTTTTTAGGATTGTAAATAACTTCCATCGTTATATCAGTTGCAAATTTATCAATATCTATCCATAAATTATTAGTATTAAAAAATTTAAACTTTTCAATATTATAAAATTCATCAAGATGTTCTTTGGGTACTTGAGCTACTTCTAAGAGTTTAATATTATTATTATCTATAATAAAAGTACCACCCTTAACATCAGCTAAAGTCTTATTAACAACTTCAAGACAAAAATCTAATTTATTTTCTTGCATAATTTTAGCAATCATGTAATTAACGGTTGCACCAAGATTATCACAATTTGAAATAAAAACATATTTTTTTCCCATATCTTTCATCTTTTGATAAACATCACTATGATAAAAAGAATGATATACATCTCCATGACCAGGAGGATAGAAATATTTTTTATTATTTTCATTATATTCTGAAGCTAAAGGTTCCAAATTTGTATTCATTCTAGGAAGAAAATTTTGATTAAAATGATAAATGCTCATTCTGGTATTATATTTCTTACAATATTCAATAGTAACCTTATCTGTATTCATACTGTTCATAAATACTAGAGGAATATCCACATCAAATCTAGAATTAAGTTCAATAATTTGTAGACAAATTATATCGATAAAATTAAGTCCATCTTTAACAACAATCATACTTTTAGGACCAGTACATCCCATACTAGTTCCTAATCCTCCATTTAATTTTAGCACAACAATACTTTCTAGGTAACTTTTTATTTCAGATACACTAGAAAAACTATTTTCTAAATTGATTAAATGTTTAGAGGTAATTGTATTAATCTTATTAAAATCAATCTTAGATTGAACCTTGTATTGTGAAATTAGTTTGTTAAGATAACTTTCCATTAATATATATATATATATATATACATCAATTTTTTATTATTAGTTTTAATTTTTATGATGGTATTAAATTAATATATAAATAAATTTAGATGATAACATTTAATTATGTTATGATACAATATCTAATTTCTAAAAATGAAAAATCTAAAAAAAAACCTAAAAAACCAAAAAAAAAATCAAAGTGCTTTTAATAATATTATTATAGGAATATAATGATATTACATAGTAATGAGTACAATTTATAAAGAAATGAAATCAGTAGAAAATTATGATTACATTAGAGAAAGTCGAAATTTAAAACATAGATATTATTTGAAATTAACTCTTGAAATAATAAGAACTATTTCAGTTTTTGCTATTGCTATTATATTAATTATTTCTATAGGATATTTAAGCTGTCATTTTAACATGATAGAAAAATTTATTAATAAAGGCACTGATACTTTTACTAATTTTGATAATATTATTAATACATATAATCCTATTGTTGAAGGAACTTTATATAATTTTAATAAATCACTACAATACTTTGATACTTATATTATGGAAGAAAAATTGGTTCAAATTTTTAATGAAATTGATATTTTAGTTAAGCATGCTGACAATGATATGAATATTATTAAAAATGATTCAACGTTAGCATTAAAATATTTAGAAAGTATTCAACAGGAAATAAAAAAACTAATAGGTTAATATGAAATCCTTACTACAATCTGCACACACAGCCTCGTCCATGATGATAATAGCCTTTTTATAATATTTTTTACAATTAATACATTTTATTGAACTAATTCTGTCTAAAGTTTTATCTGTCATCATAAACATATTATGAACAGATGATAATATAGTATTTCTAATTATATTATCATCAATTTCTAGGTATAATTTCAAATATTGATACAAACTAGCAATGCTACCAGATAATGTATTAATAAAACTATAACAGACAAATTCTGCCCATTCATTATTAGAATTATTTATAAAAACATTAATTCTATAGAGTAAAAATTTATTAAATTTAGTCATTATAGGATTTGTTGATAAATCATCCATATAATTTTGAAGACTTTTAATAGAAGATTTGTTAAAAGACTCGTTTACGAAATTAATAATTGATTTGAAAAAATTATCTTTTTTTATTTTATAACCGTAATAGTTATCAAATAAAATATTTTCTATAAATAGACATTTTTTTAGTTTCTCTTTAGAATCTAAATAATCTTTGTCATATAAAATTTTACATGTAGAAGCTAATAGTTCCATTATATCGAATATTATTAGATATATTCAATTTTTTATTTAATCTATTCGTGAAACGAATGTAAAGAGAATTAAATAAAATAATGATACTCCAAAATGTTCCTTTGAACATTTTGTTATTAGTATCAATTTTTTATTTAATCTATTCGTGAAACGAATGTAAAGAGAATTAAACTATTCGTAAAACGAATGTAATATTATTAGTATCAATTTTTTGATTTACAAGTAAGATGGTTTTCTAAAAATATATTTTTATTATAATAACTCCAGCATTTAGAACATTTTATGTAAATTATGTTATCTAATATACCTGGTATATCTCCAAAAGTACCTATCATAGTAATAATTTGAGTAGAAATAAAATTTTGTAATTTTATCCTTCTAAAGTTAGTATTAGTGTTCAAAAAATAATATAATGATTTTAAACTCCCAATTATTGCACTAATAATAATATTAGTAGTATTTTTAACCCATATAGTGTGATCATTTTTGGTGTAAATCATTAGTTCTTTGATTAAAAAATTTTTCAAGTTTTTTATAAAACCATGGTTACTTTGTAATAAATCAATATTATTGATTAATTCCTGGTATATTATATTATTATTTAACTGTTCTGAAATAAATCTAAATGTCTTCTTTTGAAATTTAGATATATTACTATAAATATGATTATGACAATCACATTTTATAATAGGTCCATATTTATTCCTATTCACTAATTTCATATTATCTAAATAATCTTTATCATATAAAGTTTTACATGTTAGAGCTAATTGTTCCATAATTTATAATTATATAATATTATAATGGTAAATCATTTATTTTCTGATAAATTCTACTAATAAAACTATTAATCTATTAATATATTTTTAGTCCTTAATATCTTTTAAGCTTTTTAATTTAGGTTTAGTTCCAATTTGTTTTATAATTTTTATTTTTCCGCTCTTATCTGTTGTAAATTCTTGATAATAGCTCTTCTTTTTACCATTATTATTTGTAGTAAAATTTCTTTTAGTATGTAATTTACCATCTTTACCAGTAACACTCGATGATGAAAAACTATTCATACTATAATTCTGTTGATTTATGGGAAATTTTTTTATAACTTCTGAAAAATTAGCAGGTAATTTTATGTTTGGCATACCAGAAAGTTCATCAAATACTCCATTAAATGTATCTACTGATTTATTATTAATAAATCTTTTTTCATATTCTACATCGTACCTACCTTTTGAATATGGATTACTCAATATAGAATAAGCTTCCTTTACTAATTCTAATTTTTTTTTTGATTCAGGATCAGAAGTCTTATCAGGATGATATTTTCGTAATCTTCTTTTATATTTATCTTTTAATACTTCAGGAGTAGTATCTATAGTTACATTTAGTATATTATAATAATCTAACATGTATATATTTAATTTATAAAAATTATTTTTTAAATTAAATATTTTATTATTTTTATTAATTTTTTTAATGTTTAATATGTTAGCATCAAAAATAGAAAAAATGTCAAACACAGATATTAAAAAAATTATTCACGAAGAATACAAGATAGATGTTGATGCTATTAGAAATCTTTCCAAATTAGCAAATGACCTTACTGTTAACAATAAATTAATTGTTCCTGGTGGTCTTGAAATTCTAGGAGAAGTAACAATGAAAAAGGGTTTAAAAATCACAGGTACTATTGCAGGACAAGGTAGTAATTGTTTAGAATTAGTAGGAGGTTTAAGTGTTAAAAATGGAACTGTCATAATTAATAGGAGTGATAATTACCGAGCTTTGGATGTGGTTGGTAAAGGAGGCGTAAGAGTAACTGGAGACATAGATGCTTCTGGAAATGGTTATTTTGGACCTGCCTATATTGGTAAATATGGTAAAACACGTTCAGATTATGCACAATTTAGTCATAAAGATTCTTCTAGTTCTAAAGACTATGCTGTGATACATCATTCAAATGGTACAACATGGCTAAATTCAAGTAAAAATAAACCAATTAATATTTCCTATAATGATTCAACTAAAACTACTTTTAACTCTTCTGGAAATTTACATGTTAATGGTCATATTCATAGTGATAAAGAAATATCAACGAAAGGTGGTTTATATACTAATTGTTCTACACACGGTACTCCTTCAGGAGGTTGTGGTACAGCTATAAGATCAAGTGGTCATATCGTAACTAAATCATTAAATGCATCAGGAAGTATAGTAGTAGGCGGAGCAGTTGGTGCAACTGGGGAAATAGCTACAAAGTCCGGACTTTATAGTAAATGTAAAACTATACGTTCTAATGGAACTGGTGGTAGCTGTGGTGGTCATTATACTAGATAATATTTATTACGAGATTATGGAGCTTTCATATTTAACTTATAAATAAACAAGGTAACTAATCCACTATATCTCTTATATCCTGATAATAAATAGTTTCTTTTTCTAATAATTTTTTTGAGATTAATTCTATACTATCTGCATAGTTTATAATTAATTCTAATGTTTCTTGATAAGTTGAATTTAATAGTTCCATAATCTCATCATCCGAATTATCTTTTAAATAATTACTAATTGTGTTTTTATACATATCCGTTTCATTAATATTCATAAATTTATTTTCCTTAGAAAAACCGAAATTTTTAACATATTGTTGAGCAAGATTAGTGGCTTTTTCAATGTCATTACTTGCTCCATTTGTAATATCCATACAAAAGAATTCTTCAGCAGCTCTACCTGCCATTAATACTTTCATGTATTGTATTATTTTATTTTTTGATACCAAATTATCTTCAGGAACTTCTGACTGAGAAAATCCTAACATACCCTTCTCTCTAGGAATTATACTCACTTTAATTGGATTTTCTACCAAAGGTAAATAGTATGATAAGAAAGCGTGACCTGCTTCATGATAAGCTATGATTTTCTTTTCGTGCTCTCTGAGTATACTCGATTTTTCATCTCCCATCATTACATAATCTAAGGATTGATTAATATCATCCATATTTATCATACTCCTATCATTTCTAACCGCTCTTATACCTGCTTCATTAACTATATTTGAAATATCTGCGCCACTCATTCCAGGTGTAGATTTACTAGCAATTTCACTAATATCTACAACAATTTTTTCATCTATATTTAACTTATTGAGATAATAATAAAATAAATCTTTCCTGTCATTAATTGTAGGAAGGTCTACTAATATTTTTCTATCAAATCTACCAGCTCGCATAAGAGCTGGATCTAATAATTCAGGTCTATTTGTAGCTGCAAATGTCATGACATTTTTATTTTCATTAAATCCGTCTAATTCTGTCAAAAGTTGATTTAGGGTATTTTCTCTTTCACTATTTCCCCCAAAAGTATTCAAGGAGCTTCTTTTTTGACCAATGGCATCTATTTCATCTATAAATACAATACATCCGCCATTCTCTTTGGCTGCATTGCTAGCAGCTTTGTAAAGATTTTTAATTTTTGCAGACCCAACGCCTACAAACATTGCATTAAAATCTGACCCAGACATTTCAACAAAAGGTAGGTTACTTTCACCTGCAATAGCCTTGGCAAGTAATGTTTTACCAGTACCAGGGGGGCCAGATAACAGAGCTCCTTTAGGCACTTTTACACCAATATCTTTATATTTTTGTTGATTTTTTAATATATCCACAAATTCACTCACACCACGTTTAGCATTTTTTTGTCCAATCACATCGTTAAATCCTGTCTTAATATCTTTTAATACTTCTATAGATTTATTTGAATCTAACATTGTTTTTAGTCCATTAGAGTTTCTAGACATCATCCATAACATTCCACCTAATATTCCTAAAGATAACATTGGTCCCAAATAGGTTGACCATTTAAATGTTTCTTCATAAAGAACTGGAATATCGTTATCAAATTTTTTTTCAAAATATTCTCCATTCGGAATATTAATCCTGTAATAACTATTAGGTTCATTTCTTTCAAGCAACGCAATACTATTATCAAAAATAGTAGCTTTTTTAACATTTTCTTGTTTCATTTTTAATTCATGCATTGAAATATTCTCAATCTTAGCTCTATTATTTAACTTGAATAGATAGTAAGTAGTAACTAATGAAGTACCTAAATATACTCCCGATATAGCTTTCTTATTGCTTATAAAAAAATTTTTTAGCATTTAGATAAATATAAGTATATTTATCTAAATAAATATTTTTAAACTAATTGAAAAATGTAATATCTATATAAGAATTGCCATTTTTTACCTTCTTTATCAACACCTTTTAGTTCTTTAAAGAATTGAGCAATATTTTCATAGAATTTTTTATTTCCAGGATTTTCCTCATGTTCAATTACTGAACCAAAAAATTCTTTATTAATAGTATACATATTTTCAAATAAATCAGTATCTACTAATTTTAATCCGATGCTTTTCATACTACTTATCATAAATTCTTTAGGAACCAAGTATTCTTCAAAATAACTATTTTCATCTGCATTAATCCAACTCATATGTACATCAATACTATTTCCAGCTGCATTTTTAGGTTTATTGTCAAATTTTTTTACTATTTCAAAAAATTTATTTTTCCTACCTTCATCATCTGTGTAGTATGATGCAACCGATTTATTATCACCTAACATATTCATTACTCTATCACTATCAAATAAAGTTAATAATACATATCCACCAACTTTAAGATGGTTTTTAATATTCTGTAGTAAATTTTTAAGAGTACTTTCATTTTTAAATAGATAATGAATTGCCATGCTTGAATTAATTATATCGAACTTTTTATTACCAATAACTTTATCTATGATTTTTTCACTCTCTTTACTGTAATTTAGAATTTTAGACTTTTGAGCTTTAGCTGTTAATGGAACACCTCCATCTGCTTGAACAAAAGTCATTTTAGGAAACTGTGGATAACGACCTTTCATATTTTTATACCTACTATTACTACTATCAAAACTAGAATAAGTATTTTCATAATCCGGATCAATTCCAACTACTTCTTGTACACGAGCATGAAAAAATTTTAGAATATCTCCACCTCTACCACTACCTATATCTAAAATAGTTTTTTTACTAAATTTACCATTTGGATTTATTCTAGTACCTCTACAATAAGTATAAATAATAATAGATTTAATCCAATTTGCAAATTGTCTCATATTTTTTCCGATAGATGTTTTTAATTGATAATATTTATCTTGAGATTGGGGAGCGCCTTTAGACATATCTAGTCTTCCTATTAAAATATTTCTTTGATTCATATAAAGACTCGGTTCTGATAAATTTTTAATCTCTTCTATAGTAACAGCTTCTTTCATTGATTTCCAAGTTTTTTCAGCTACAGTTTTATAATTACCGTATCTTTTTTTATATTTATTAATTGATTCTGTTTTATCCCATCGAGTTCTTAGAATAACCCATCTATATTTATGAGGTAGTTCAGACTTATTATCATAAGCTAATTCTATAACAGTGTTATTCATTACAACGTTTCCTTCAATATCTCTAATCAAACCATCAACTATTGAAAAATATGCCTCGTTATTATCAACATGGGGCATAAAAGGTACTGGTACTTCACGACTACCTACGCTTTCACCTACCATTAATTCGCAGACACGATAAGTAGTTCCTTTAATAACATTAGGTAATGAATCATCGAATATCTCTAGAAAAGATCCCTTTTCAGAATTCTTTTTAAATCTAACATATACATCAATACTATTATTTTCAGGGGGTTTATATTTATAAATAGGAAATTTCTGTTCTCTTTTATCGTTCGTATATTTTTGAGTAACACCTGTATAAATAAGACCATCTAAGCTATAAGGACAGGATATTTCTTGATTCTCTGTACAACTATTCCAAATAAGATGTCCATAACTAAAAGCTTCACTGTGTTCTGCTCCAAATGGATGGATAAATAATTTAGGAAATAATAAGATATTCTTTTTACTGTTATCTAATTCATTATTTAAAGTTTTATAAAAAGATTTAATTTCACCTAAATAATGTTTATTAATATTTTTAAGATTGAATTTACCAGAATAAGAGCTGTAATTGTAATATTTATTATTATTAATTTTATCTAATATTTTATGAAGTACCTTTAACCTCTTTTTAAGATCTGGTTCTATTCTTATATCTTTTTTTCCATCAAATAAACAATCAAATGCCATTAATAAATATTTATTTTTCTCCTTAATAAATATCATTTCACCTTCCAAAAGTGTTCCATCTAAACTTTTATCTACGGTCATGCTAGTTTTAGTCACGGAAAGATTATTACTTAATAGATAAATAGTTCCATTATAAACATAAACAGCTGTTTTATCACCATCAGCCTTATCTGTGGCAGAATATGAATTTGGAATATTATCTACAATATGATTAACTTCGGCTGAAATAGGTTGCATAGAATATAGGTATTTAATTTTTTCATTTGTTGAACCATATGCAACATTTTTATAACTAGTTAAAACATCATTTGCTTCTTCTTTTGAAAGAATAGTATCACTTTTTGATAATATTTTTTTAATAATAATACTATTATCATTAATAATACTTAAAATTTTTGGATTAATATTATCATTATTTTTTGTAGTTAAATCCAATTCAACTTCATATTTTTTTTTTGCATTCATAATTTCATTAATATTTCTACTCATTTGAGTAATAGTAGAATCTAATACAAGAGTTTCTTTGTTAGTATCAACTAAACTTAATGAAATACGTTGTTTAAAACGATAGATAATTTTATTAATTTCACTATAAGGTAAATTTTTTAAATTATTCATAATTTTTTTTGAATCTTTAATGGAAGATAAATCATTTTCTGAAGATTTTCTAACTCTAATATCAAATGAATTAAAATCTACAACATCTGAAAATTTTCTTTCTTTTCTCATAAATGATACATTACTATCATTACTAAATTGAGACAAAACAATAGAAAATACTTCATTATTTGATTTTTTATTGATTAAGTTAATAATATTATTAATCATATCTAAACCTTTAATAGTTATTCTGTAATTTATATTAGAATTATTAAAACTTTCAGAAGAGTAAACAATATCTAATGATATTGTTTTTTCTAATTTAAGTTTCTTATTAACTGATATAGATTTCATAAATTTCAGTATATCATGAAATTGAATAATAGTAAGAGCGTTATCTTCTGTAAAATTATTAAACATAATTTCAAATTCATCATTTTTCGTCATTTTTTTTAATAGATTTTTTACATCAGTACTATCTAATTTTAACATTATTAGATACTACATTTTTAATATTTATATCAATTTTTTTATAATTCTAATAATTATAAAAAAATATATAATCTAGCTTTGTACATTTTTAAATTAAAATTTAATAAATTAGTTAACTAATCAATATACAACATGTCTCCTAAATCACGAAATCCCTTGGATTTTCTAAGATTATCTAATTCTATTTTAAGTTTATCTTTTTTGATTTTAACAGATTTACAAATACCTTTATTCTTTTTTACATCAGTTGTAGAGTTAGATTTTGGTTGAATTTTATAAGATTTAGTCTTTATCATAATAATAATAAATAATATTAATATTTAATATCAATTTTAATTGTTAATTTTAATCATCATTTATGGACATAATTATTTGATTATCAATATCTTTATTCATTTTACTAATAACATCATTGTGATTAGTTATAACATTAGTAACTATATAAAAATTAAATATTAATGTACCAAATAATGTCATAAAGAAGGTACTATCATCACTAAATATCAAATAAATAATATATGAAATATTTAAATTAAATGATAATATTAGATTACTTAATGTAAATAAAAACATTTTTTTTAAATACACTAACCTGCGTTTTAGCTTTATTGATAATAAAATAATGTGTATGCTCCAAAATAACATTGATATGATAAAACCTCCAAAACTAGTATAATAAATTAAATTGTAAGAGTTCATACTATCTAAACTTAATTCTTTTGCAATTGTATTATTTTTACCTTCTATTCCAAAAGATACAAAATCTAAACTTTCATAATTATTAGATTTATCCAATATATAAATTAAATTACCAAAACAATAATTTAATATTAAATATAAAGCTAAATTACATGATAAAGGTGATTTTGATTCATAAATAAAATCTTCTTCTTCAAAATTATTTACTATTATATATCTTCTATAACAAATTTCACATTGGTTATACTTTTCATTATCTAGATTTTCTAATCTCCATTGATTAAGGCAATCAATGTGCACATATTTTTGTGTTCCAGAACAATCACATGGTGCTATCAGATTATTCTGATGGTCAGTTTCTAAACAAATTCTGCAATCATAATTATAGTCCTCATTGTTAATATTAACTATCTGAATTTTCTCCATAATATTATTAAAGATATAATAATATTAAAGATTAACCGCCGTGTGTTGATATAATTAATGATATCAATTCTTGAATATCAATTTCAGTCTCTTCTTTTTTAGTAACATTTTTTTCAGGTTCCATTATAAAATTTAAATAAAAATCTCTTTAATTAAATTATTTATTAAATAATTTTAGCATATGTTGAAAAATATCTAACATTGCCATTCTTTTCTATAAGTTTTATAGTAGTTTTATAATCATTAGCTACTTTTATATTTTTTGAAGCATATTGTAGTAATTCAAAAAACCTAACTTTAGCATTTTCAGTAACTTCAAAATTTGTGTTAAGTGTAGTTATTTCAAGTTTAGGTAGTTCATTAGAAATAGATGTTCTAGAAAACATACTAGTTATAAAATTCATTAATAACTATAATAACTATTTCTTAAAATAATTATATAAAAATCTCAAATATAAATAATGAATCCTAAAAAAAATAAACTTTGGATAGAAATGAAAAATATGGTAAAAAAACATTATCAAAAAATTAATTTTGAACGTTTATCTGATGAAAAATTTGTTGAAAATAACGATGAATTAGAAATCATAGGAGAAGAAATAATTAATATATTAAAAAAACACATATCTAATAAAAAAATATTTTTTGCTGATGTATGTGGTGCCCCTGGAAATTATAGTAAACTAATTTTTAAGAATTTTAAAGCTACAGGTTTAGGAATATCATTGCCTCCAGAAAAAGGTGGTGTCGAATTTGAAATGGATGGTTTTGATAAATATAAAATTTTTTATAGAGATATATTAGAAAAAGATTATGACATGGATATACCTAAAAAATTAAATTTAGGAATAGCTTCATGTGTTTCTTACCAAATTAAAAACACAAATGCATATCAATTAAACTTAAAATTAATTATTACTAGTTTAATATTACTATTAAATAATTTAGAAGAAAACGGTGATCTTGTAATTAATCTAACTATAAAAAATATTAACTTTGCTTTTAATATAGTTTTTGTTTTAGGTAAATTATTTAAAACTAGTAGTATTTGGAAAAGTAAAAAAGTTTGGCCTGATAAAAACACTTTTTATTTTTTTGGTTTTGGATATAAATCCGATAAAAAATATTTACAAAAAATTAAGGAATTTTTAGTTATATTAGAAGATGATAATTTTATGAAAAATATTTATTTCAGAAGATTATTGATGAACAAAAGTAATTTTAACATAATAAATAACATGATGAATAATATTTATCAAGTTAAGATTGATTATTTTAAAAAATTTAATAAATAGATTTAGTTAAATAGATTTAGTTAAATAGATTTAATAAATAGATTTATAGTCATTGCTAATAAAATCTAAATCAAAACATTTTTCTTTATAGAAATCGATAATAATTTTTTTATTTTCGCATTCAAAAAATTTATCTATATTGTTTTTACGACCTCCACCTACCATATTATTTTTATTTTTTAATTGATAATATAGTTGTCTCATTTCATAATCAAATAAATTTATATTAAAATCATGTAATTTCTTTACAAAATTTTTATAATCCATTATATTAATTTATATAATAATAATAATATTTTTTCTAACTTTTAAAAAAGTTGATTATATTTTACAATAATACTTTACATATTATGAGTAAACCTACTATTAGCAATATTAGAATGAACCTTATAGGTTCTTGGCATTACAATATCATAAACAAAGAATGTTCTTATTGTAAATTTCCATTAAATCAGAGTAGTCCTGAAAAGTATGATCGTGGTGAACATAGTGAAGTTATTGTAAATTTTTGTGGACACGGATTTCATCACGAATGTATTTCAAAATGGTTAAAAAAATCTAACAAATGTCCAATGTGTATGTGTGATTGGAAAAAAGAATTATATAAATAAAAATTGAAATTATTAGTAGAATATTAATTTATATGAATCTCGACCGTTTACCAGATGAAATTATTTATACTATTATGAAAATGGTATATCATTGTCTTCATTTAGATTATGTTAATAAACTGAATGATGAATTTAAAAAGTATATCTTAGAAGAATCTGATATAGGTTCTATTATTTTATATAGAATTGATGGAATGCCATTATTAATAGATGATTAATTTATTGTTTTTTAGACAGTTCAAAAATTGATTTGAATAATTCATCTATTTTTTCATTTAATAACAAGATTATTTTAACAATGTTGTTTTCATAATCGTTTAATGTTAATAAATTAATATTTTTTTTAAATTCAAAATTTTCTTTTTCTTTAGCTTTACTATCAAACATAATAATACTATCTACAATAAAGTTAATGTGATCTATTAATTCTTTATTCCATATACTTGAAACTAGACATTCAATCATGTGTTCTTCACTGAATTTCTTTTTAAACGAGTCTTTATATTTTTTTGGACATATTTGGACAATTCTATCTCCTATTTCCATAAAATTAAATAAAATAGATTTTATTTCTCCATTTTTTATATCTTCCAAAAGTTTCATAGTAAATGCTTTTTTCATATTAACTGCTAAACTATTAAGAATGTTTTTGTATCCTTTTTCCATATTTTGATAAATATTCACATAATTTTTTTGAAAATATTCAACATCAAATGATTTATCTAATAATTTCATACTAATCATTAATTCTCTCAACTGATTTTTTAATTCATTTAACATATGTTTTTTTTGAACTTTATCTAATTTATTATCTTTTTCAATAACTTGAATATGTTCCATTCTATTATAATACGAGATTATTATAGATTCAATTGTCCTACTTTTATCTCCTTTTAACCATAATAAAATGGCTTCTTCATAACTGACTAGAAAGTCTCCAAAAGTTTTAAAACTTTGATAGTCACTTATAACTAAATTTTGGAAAAGATCAACTAAATTTTCACCCCATTGAATAATAGCCTTATCATCTTGATGCCATTTTTTCTCATCTCCAAGAATGTCTTTAGAAAAATATTTTAAGATATAACTAGTTAATATTTTCTGTCCATTAAGTTTATTTTTAAAACCAATCGTATTGTAATATTCGGCAATACCACGTGTTTTTAAAATAACTTCTTTTGTCCTGACCAGTTTACTAAAACTATCAAATTCCATTTTTTCTGCGTTTTGATCTAACTTTAAACTCCTAAATTCATTGAACATTGAGTTTATTTTTTTTAATCTAAAATTTCGTTGGATGTAGCCAATTTTTGAATTCAAAATCCTATTATTGGAAAAATTACTCATTAATATAATTACTATTTTTTTTATTGACATTTAACTTAGATTTTTTTAATTCAAATTCTTTTTCAAGATTTATGACATTTTTAGTGTAAGTTTCAAAATTTCTAGAATAAATAGTATTGTTATAATCATTTCTTAAAACATCTCGTTCTATATTTAAATCCTTTTTTATTTTAATAGATTTTTTTAATTTTTGATCATATATTACTTTTAATTTATCAGTAGATAATACATAATAAGCTTCTTTTAATTTCTTAATTTCATCCTTAACTTTAGCACTGTAGAAAGGTAAGTTTTTATATTTTTTTAAACTATTTTTATAGGATTCTATTAAACTAATATTGCTAAAAGTTTCAATTCCTAAAATTTTATAATAGTTGATCATTATTATAAAATTAGTAATCTTTTTTTACTAAACTCTCTATATACATTTGTAAACCTATCCAATCATAACCTTCTATTCTTTTTATTTCTTTGACTTCAGTTTCATCTAATCCTACAAATAAAATAGTTGGTATTGATGATATTTTATATAAATCAACTAATTCTTCAAAATTTTCATCATCAATATCTACATATCCAATTTGAATACCTCTTAATATTTCTTCTTCTTCTATTATTTTTTGTTTTAACATTTTACATGGACCACACCATGTTGCAGAAAATAACAATATTACTAATTTATTTTCTTTAATAAATTCCTTCAACTCATTCATATCTTTTAAAATTAACATTATTAAATAATAAATATACTCTTTAAAATAAAATTAAATTTCAGTTGATGATATGGTATCACTTGAACTTAAATCTAATGAACTTTCAGTTAATAAACCTCTTAATAAATATCCACCGCTCATTCCTGGACTATCAGAACTAATTGGTGGTGTAGAACTATTAACATCAGTAGGCTCAGTAGTAGGTTCAACAACAGGTTCCATAGTAGGCTCAGTAGTAGGTTCAACAACAGGTTCCATAGTAGGTTCAGTAGGTTCCATAGTAGGTTCAACAACAGGTTCCATAGTAGGTTCAGTAGGTTCCATAGTAGGTTCAGGTGTTGGTTCAACAACAGGTTCCGTAGTAGGTTCAGCAACAGGTTTAGTAGGTTCCATAGTAGGTTCAGTAGTTGATGTTTCTGTATCACACAAATAAGTTTTAAGTTGATCAACTAATTGATTAACTTTAATTTTATCTGTATTGGCAAAATTGTCATTAGATTCTGTTGTAGCTAATGCGTTTTTCATTTGTGTTAAACTAGCTAGACTGCTTTCTGTAGTAATTTCAAAAAATCCCCCCTTCATATCTAATTTTTTTAAATTTAAATATTTTTTTTTATATTTTAGGTATTTTTGATAATAATTCATTATTTATATAAGTTAGAAAAAATTAATATTAATTTTTTTCTAACTTATATAAATGACTAATGAATTTAAAGATGTTGAAAAAAGATGTGCACCCGGAAAAGTATTTTCAGAAGGAAGTTGTTTTACATTAGAACAATTAAAAAAAATAGGTAATCAAATAAATAATAAGTTTTCAATAAAAATTAATACTACTACATCAACCAAAAAACAACTTTTAAGAAATATTAATAAAGAATTAAAAAATAAATATGATTGTGATGATCAATTATGTTGGCTGAATTTAGACATAGTTGAAGATTTAGAAGATGAAGAAATTAAAAAATTCACTTTTAGACCACCTGGACCAGATAGAGGTACTAAATGGTTAAATACAACTAATATTGATTTAGTTTTAGAACAATATGAAAAAACACATACAGATTTTGTTTCTTTTGGAGCGGTACCATTAGACTTTGAAGATTTACCAGTTCTAAAAATGAATAAACCTGAAAATAGTTTAGCTAATTTATGGAATAAAAATATTACTAAAATAGGAATGATAATAAACCATGATTATAGTACCACGGGTGGAAGTCATTGGGTTGGATTATATGTAGATTTACAAAAAGGACATATATATTATTTTGATTCTTATGGCATAAAAGAAAAAAAAGAAATAATGGAATATATTGAAAAAATTAAAATATTTTTGCAAAGTAAAAATATAAAACCAATACATTTATTTAATAATGTTAGACATCAATTTAAAGGTTCTGAATGCGGAGTATATAGTATAAACTTTATCCTAAGATTATTAAAGGGAGAAAGTTTTAAAGAAATCACAAAAAATGTTACTAAAGATGATGATATGAATTTATGTAGAAAGGTTTACTTCACTTCCTAAACTCTCATTCATAATAACTTCTATTTTAAAACTCAAACTATGGTGCAAGTTAGTGAAATCAAATAATTCACCATCTTCATCAGTTAATTTTATTTCAAAATTATTTAAATCAATAGGTTCCTCTAATAAAACTTCACTACTAAATATTTCATTAAAATATAATATACCAATTGGTATAGATTCATTAATATTCTTAATATAGAGGAATAATTTATCTGGCAATCTTAAATCCCATGATTTGCTAGCTTTTATTTCTTTTCCATACGTGCTCTTTTGAAAACCTAAATTATTAACTATTAGAAATGAATTATCTAAATCTACATCTGCTTCAGCTTTTAATATCAATTTATGATTACTATTTTCAATATTAAAATCTTCTGATTTATTCAAATGTTCAGTTAGTTTATCTATACTATAATATCCTATAGGGATATTAATTTCTTTATCAACATCATTTATAGTGTACTTAAAAATGTTATTTTTAGTTGTAATATTATATCTTGGTTTTGGTAATGAATAAGACATTAGTTTAATTCCTACTATTCCACTAATATTTTCAAATTCATAAGTATATTCAGATGTTTCATTAGAAAACACATCTAATTGAATATATTTTTTATTATTAATTTGATGATAAATATCTAATAATTTATTGACTTCATTTTCTTTGTCTATTATTGAATGTTCTCGTTGATTTAAAATACTATTATTAATACTGTTAATTTGAGAATTATCTTTCAAAGATTCATTTTCTTTTTTTAAATTAGTTATGTTTTTTATTAACTCCTCAACATAACTAGTTGATTCATTTAACTTTACATTTTCTTCTTCTAAGTTTCTAACTTTAGACTGTAGTTCATTAATCATTCTAACATACTCTAAATTTTGATTCCCCAGTTCTGTATTATATTTAGTCATATTATTATCAGGAATATTTTGAGTTCTAGATACTAATTCTTCTCTAATACCTCTTTCTGTTCTAGTATCTCGAGTATCTCGAGTATCTCTAGTGTCTCTAGTATCTCGAGTATCTCTAGTGTCTCTAGTGTCTCGAGTATCTCTAGTGTCTCGAGTATCTCGAGTATCTCTAGTATCTCGAGTATCTCTAGTATATCGAGTATCTCTAGTGTCTCTAGTGTCTCGAGTATCTCGAGTATCTCTAAAACCTCTTTTTTCAGGTTCCATCATATATTCATTGTTAATTATTTGATTAGTATTATTATTATTATTTATAGTAGTATTTTTGAGTTCCATTTGTTTATTAAAATCATTTTCAGAAGCTTGTTCTACATCAATATTGACATTTCTTTCAGATTGGAGTTGTTTTAATCTATCTTCAAATGATGCATTATTATCTACAAATTCTTTCTTAGGAGCCATTGAAATGTTTACACTATTAAGATTAGAATATTCTCCATCATCTAAAGTACCCATTTCATTAAATCCATTGTTAGATTTATTAGAAATAGGTTGGTTAACTTGATTTCTAGATTGTAAACTATTTGAGTTATTTCTAGGAATAGTTAAATCTTTAGGTTTATCTGAAGTCACTTTAGTTGCTTTTAAAAAATCAGGAGTACTAGGTCTACCTTCTGTATTTTCAAATTTTCTTTCACTTTCCATTTGTGTAATCATGTTATTCATTTGACCTTGATTTTTTTCTAAACTCATATTATTAAATAAACTTTCATTTTTATTAGGTTGTCTCATTGGTTGAAACATAGAATCAATCATGGTTCTTTCATTATCAATATTATTATTAATGTTGTTACTATTAATTGCTCCAAATTTATTTTTTGGTATTTCATATTTTGAATTATCTTTATTTCCCGCCCTATTTTCAAATTGGTTCTTAGTAAATGCAGGTCTAGACATAACTTTAACTTCTCTTTTTGGAGTTGACTTAAAATCTCTTCTATATTTATTTTTATTTATATTAGTTTTATCTTCTAAAGATTTCAGAGTTTCTTCAATTGAAATTTTATTAAATTGATCAAAAATATTTTTGTAATTTCTTTTATTAATCTTAGATAAATCTAAAGATTTGTATACTTTTTTCATATTAGTGATTAATTTATCAATTACCTTCTTTTTTTTATCTTTAGTTTTACCATACTTGTGATCTTTATTAATAACTTTGTATAAATTACCAATGTTTTTCTTACTTATTAATTCTTTAGTATTCATTATACAATATAACTTGTATTTTCTTAAATAAATTAAATAACATCTAATTCATCACCTTCTAAATCACTTTCTTCATCACCAGAGGACTCTTTTTTATTATTTTTTACCAGTAAAATTGACTGATCTTTAGTTATTTCATTAAAATCTAAGTTATTATCGCGGTTATCAATTAACTTATGTTTAATACCATTCCAATCAGGATAGTAAATATCACCATTACTATATTGGTCATCATTAAGTAGTCCAAATACAATTAAAGCCATTTTAGCAGATCTTTGTTCTGCTATTTTTTTACTATTTCCTATTCCATACCCTACAAACTTATCTTCAATACTATCTTTATTAGTAATATTATGTTTTAGAACTCCAATAAGATATATTCTATCATGAGGTGGACCCTCATAATAAATTACTTCATATTTAGGATAACTATATTCTTGCTTATGATAGTATCTTAACAAAGCATCTTTATAATTATTATCACAATAAAGTTTATCTGCATAATCTATTAAAGTTTCTAAAAGATTAATTAAAAACAACATACATGGTTCAAAACCATTACTTAAATATAACGCTCCCATAAAAGCCTCAAATACATCTTCATGAATTTTTTCTAAATTTCTACCATATTTCTTTTCAATTTGCCTAGAAATAATAAAATGTTTATCTAAACCTAAATGTTTAGACATTGCTGCTAAATTCCTTTTATCTTCTATTTTAGTTTGAAGTTTAGTCATAAATCCTTCATCATCATTAGGATATCTTAAAAATAAATATTTTGTTACACATAATTTAATAATTCTATCTCCTAAAAATTCTAATCTTTCATAACTTTTCTTTTGTAAATCTAAAAGATGTATAGGATTACCAAGTTCTTTTTTAGCTTTGTTCAATATATTAGTTGGAATCATATTTTTTTCAATATATGATTTATGTACAAAAGATTGTTGAATAACTTGTAAATTATTAATTTTCCCTACAGAAACATTTAATTTTTGTAAGATATTAATAACCTCACTTGAAGTTATTAATTTATTATTAGTATTATAAGGAATTGGTATTACTTCTTCTTCTCCATCATCGTTATATTTAATGTATCCTGAATCAATAACTCTGTTACTAGTTTCCATATATTATAAATAAAAACATATGTTTAATTATCAATTTTTTTATGACTTTACATAGTATTGTAATAAAAAAAAAAGAAAATATAAAATTTTTAGTAAAGTATTCATTGTATTTAATTAAAAAAGATGATATTATAAAATTATATCCTAATAATATGTCAAATTTCAAAAACACTTATGATCCTGAAATGGGTGCATCTTATAACGATATGTCTAATTTTTTAGATAAGGATGTAAGAAAAGGATTCATAAGAAAAGTTTACACATTATTAACTTTACAACTATTATTCACTTCAGGAATAACTGCTTTATTTGTTACAAATGATAGTGCAAGATCATTTGCAATGACAGATACAGGTCAAGGTTTATTAATTTTATCTGTATTTATTACTTTTGCTACATTTATTGGACCACTTTGTTGTTGTATAGATACCTTAAGAAAGTATCCTAGTAATTATATCATTCTTAGTGTTTTTACATTAGCAATGTCTTATATGGTAGCTATTATCTCCACAAGATATTCTCAAATTACAGTACTATATGGATTTATTATTACTAGTGTAATTACAATAGGCTTAACTATTTATGCTATCAATACAAAAACCGATTTTACTACTTCAGGAGGAATACTTGTATCAATCTTAATAGGACTGATTGTAATGGGTTTATTGAATATATTTTTTCAAAATAATTTTATAAATACTTTAATTGCAGCAGTTGGAGCAATTTTATTTTCAATTTATATTATTTATGATACACAATTGATAGTAGGTGGAAATCATAGAAAATATCAATTTGATGTAGATGATTATGTTTTTGCCACAATAAGTTTATACTTGGATATAATAAATTTATTTTTATACATGTTAGATTTACTAAATAAACGTAAATAATTTATTAAGAAATTTTTTTTATGATATATATATATACATATGAGAAGAAATTATAAAAAAGCTGTAAGAAGGGATAAGGAAATATTATTTAATTGTAATAATCCATTAATGCCTATAAAAGGAAACTTAGAAGGAAATAGAGTTAAGTTTAAATTCAAGGAAACTGAGTTAGGATCACTTGATTTAGGTAAAAATGTTAGAAATTGGCAAGATATAGATTATCAAATTTTTCAAGAAGAAGAACCATATAATACGGTTCCTGAATTACCTAGTTTAGATGATTATGATTTTGTTTTTGAACCAACATATAAAAATGTAAAAAGAATAACAAGAAAATCAGGAACAAAAAGTGATACTCCTGAAATTTATGATTTTAAAAATTTTAGAGATATAGCAATATTTTATGAACGTAATAGACCCATGGTTAAGCATATGGTTATAGGTAATGATGATAAAAAATATTTTTTAGGTGAAAGAGAAATTAAAGCTAAATATATCGATAAAAGTACCAATGATATCATGGATAGATGGAAAATAAACCAAATTTTAATGATAGCATTTCATGATAAAATTATCAAATCATATGAACTTGAACTTAAACTTAAAATGACCCCACTTAATTTTATTAAAAAATGTCTTATTCCTGATTTTCAAATAACAAAAATAAATCATATTAAAGAACTTCATAGTAGAGTCTATAAATTAAAACTTGAAAGTGAATTAAAAAAACCTTTAGAAATAGTAAAAAGATTTACTGAAAATGAAAAAATTTTAAAAATTATTGCAGAAACAAATTATATTAATTTTGAAAAGAAAATTAAGAAAAAAAGACTTGGTTTCAGAAAAGAGGAATTTATTACTGGATTTAGAATTTTAAGTGGTATAAATGGATTTAGTAATAGATTTGATGAAATTAAAGATGATTTTGATAGTTATATTAAAAATATAGATAAATTCAAAAAAACCACTTTAAATTTAAAAGATGATGGAACTGATGAATTTAGAAAAAGATGGGACTTTATAGAAATATATAAACCTACTGATTTATTAGAAGCTATTAATAAATTAACAATAGATTATAACCAATTTTTGAGTTTAGAGGGTAAAGATGAATTATTAAATTATGCTCAAGGTGAAATAGAAACTGAAGAAAAAAATTTATTCAAAATTAAAAAAGATTTACTTGATAAAGTTAAAAATTTAAAAACGGATGATATAAAATACAATATCGATTTAATTAAATCTACTATTAGACCTGGTTTAAAACGTATACGAGAAATGTTAAATAATGTTGAAATAAATATACAATACATTAATGACACTTTTTTCAAAAATATTAGAAAAAATATATTTCCTAAACTATCTGAATTAAAAACAAAGGAAAAATTTATTTATGAAGATCCAGATTGGATTTTTTTAAAACCATATGGATTTATATTTAGTTCTAACAAAGGTGAATCTATAATTAATGGAAAAGTTGAATTTATAAAACAATTAGAAAGACACATTGGAGACGAAAATTACACAATAACTGATATTAAATTTAAATACAACCATCCTTTAAAAGGAACTAGTAATTTTTATAAGTTAGAGATCAACAAATTTTTACAATTTAAAGATACTGTTTATTTAAAATATAATAATTTACCTAGGTTTGATGAGCTTGACGAAAAATCTGATGATATTAGTATAGACTATTCAGCTTCAGAAGATGAAGCTAATGGAAATATGATTAAAATACAATATTATTATGAAAAATTTGCTAATATAGATAAGATAGAGTTCGTTAAAATAGATAGTTCCAATAAATTAGAAACTAATGTAGTGACCACACGTGTATTAGGAAAATATATCGTGTTAGAAAATGTCTTAAATGAATTTAAAAAATTAGTCCAAAGTAAATTCAATGAGTTAAGACCAAATGTTTTGGTAGACGATGGAGAATCTAATAATACTACTAGTAAAAAAAAGATATTCAAAGATTATTTTAATAAATTAACTAATATAAATATAATAACAAATTCTTCTGAACCGATTAATGAATATTTATATTGGAAAAGTATAGTTGAGCTTAAAGATGAAGATGGATTTTCATCAAGAAAAAAAA